CTTGATGTCACAGTGTTCGTATGTGACGATTGGCTCGGCGTATCTGTGCTCCATCGCTTGCGCTATGTTTTGTTTGCCCTCGTTGTCGCTGTTGGCATAGAGCATCCACATCGCATCACGATCTTGCGTGGTCTTGAACTCGACCACAAATGCTACTTGACTTCGGTATCCCATGATTACTCTCCTTCGGTTGGTTCAGTTGATGATCTTGCCGTTCTCATCGAACAGCCACTCGTTGATCTCAGCGCACTCTGCGATGTGCGCGTCACCTATCTCCCACTCATACGCTACTACGAGCGCTTTGTAAATTTTGTCTGCGAACTCCTGCGCCTCTTTGAGTATGTCGACCTGCACAGTATCCAAGAATTCCTCGGTCACAACATTGTCGAACAACTCCAACACATTCGCGCCTTGAAGTATGCCGTCGTAAATGGTTGTGTCTCGGTCGTAGAACCCTTCTGCGTGTATGCTCTCAACACCCATCGTGCCTGAGTGGTTGTAGAAGTATGACGAGCGCATTATTGCGGCTTTCTTGTCCACCCACCCGTCACGCATCAACTCGATGAGCACCATGTATGCGGCGTAGTTGGGGTCACTATCGGGCACACGAGCGGCAAAGGCGGGGATGTCGACAGCACCTGTCCACGATGCGCCATCGCCTTGGCTGTGTGACAAACGATACTGCACATCCTCAATGTCATAGCCGAGCGCGTGACCTGTCCCTTTGAAGTCGTCAATCACATAGTCAAGATCAACATCTTGTGCGAGCATCTCTCGCACTTTGTCCTTGGCTTTGTCGCTCAGATCAGCGAATTTGTATGTTGTTTTTGTTTCCATTGCTATTCTCCTTCTGCTTCGGTTGTAACGCTTACCAATTCCCACTCACCATAACTCAGCGCATGGTCGGGGTCTTTCTGAACCTCATTCCACGCTTGCGCTTCTGCGCCTTCTTCATGCTCTGCTTCAACCGTATAGGTTGTCTCCACGGTGTATCGCACCGTCACGGTGTATTGTTTCATTTGATTTCTCCTTTTTTAATCAGCGTCAGTTGGGATGTGAGGAACGCTTTGGCAATCACGATGTTTGCCAACGAGTGTGTGAGACTCTCGTAATGCGTGTCCATGTTTGGTGTGCGAAGCAGTTGGACTGCTTCGTTCTGCGTCTCCTGCACAAGTTGTATGTGCTTGATTACTTCCTCTTTGGTTTTCATTTCACTCTCCTTTCACAATCTTGATGAGCACTTCCCTGACCTTTTCTTCGAGGTTCTCGTCAAGCACCTCGTCGATCTTATCTGCCAACACATTGTCGAGTTCGGACGAGACGCTGTCAGATACTTGCTCGTCAATACGCTCGTCTACCTTGTCCTCCCAATTCGCACGATTGAACGCACGCTCGACTCGGTCATCCAAGTCAATGTTCTCCAGTTGCTCAGCCACTTGGTCATGCACCATGTCCTCCACATCGGGCAGTTCGCTGATCTTCTCTTGTGCTTCCTCTTGTGCAATCGTGCGGATGCGGTCTTCGAGGTTGCTATCAAATAGCGCCGCACTTGCTTGCGTTGCCATGATGCGCTCGACTCGGGTGTCTACCATCTTGTTGATGTGGTCGAAAAACGCGCTGACCAGTGCGTTGACGAGTTCCCCTGTCGGGTTGGTGTTTTGCATTGCTTGGGTTTCAGTTGCTTGAGTTTGGTTTTCCATAGTTGCTTCTCCTAAAGTTGCAGACAAACTGTCTGCGAGTTGCGGCGGGATGCCGCGAAAAAAGAGCGATGAATGTTCCCCCCACGGGGGCGTCAAGGACGCCACCACAGGAGGTCGAGTAGGAACACAATGAGGGCTAGAAGAAAGACCAGTCTTTCTACCCTTTCGTATGTTGTGCGCTCGGGTTTGTGGATGGTTGTGTCTGGTTTCATTTGCTTTCTCCTTGTTTGTAGAACCAATACTCTCTTGCCCACATTGCTTGGAGCAAGGCTATGAACGCATAGTCCATCGTGATTAGGTTGTCTTTCTGCGCTCGGTCGACCGCAAACTTGGTGCGCCTTGCCATGTATTCATGGAAGGGCAGTTCAAACATTTCACTCATTCGCTTTCTCCTTTCAATAACCTTCGGTTCCAAGATGTGCAGGGCAGGTAGCCCACCAAGTATTTTTCTGGCACATGGCGCAACAGTTCTTCTATTGCAGTCCAGTCTTCGGATTGAATGTCGAGTTTCATCTGCTCAATCACAGCGTCTATCAGTCCTTGATTCATTTGCTTTCTCCTTTACAAAGTTCTACCAGTTCCTTCAGTCTACTCTGCACATTTTGAAGCGTATGGCGCACTTGTGTGCGTTTGGGTATCTCGTCTAGGTTATCCAGCGCATAGCGCACTTGCGCCACCATGTGGTCAAGTTCAATCTCCCACTCATGCTCGTTGTTAATCATTTGCTTTCTCCTTTGTAAAACTCGATGCCGAGTAAATAGAACCAACACATAAAATCATTGCCTTGCCTGAACGCACGCTTTGCTGACCACAAGCCGACCTTCTCAACTGCCTCTACCGAGGGGTTGAAGATGTATTTGTTGATCTTCTTTTTCTTGGGCGGTTTGATTGCCATCTTCACTCGCTTGAGGGCGTGGTCGTGCCCGTCCCGATACACGCCTATGTCCAACTTGCCGTTGGTTACGGACACGCACACCTCAATGTCTGTGTGCATGGACAATGGTTTGGCGCTGACGCCTTTGGGCGAGCGCACTATCGACCAGTTATTTAATTTCATTTGCTTTCTCCTTGCTTGAGTGCGGCGTGCCATGCGGCACACCAGACCTCGAACATCCGCCCATGACAGGGGAAGTCTTTGGATTTGTAGTCAGGGAATGTGGCTTTGCACCACGCCTTGTATGCTCGTTTAATTTCCGTCATTTGCTTTCTCCTTTGGTTAATTCAACGAGTTCGTTGAGGCGTGAGCGAACCTGCTCAATCTGATGGCGCACATAAGTGCGCTTCTCGATACTGTCGAGGTTGTCCAGCGCATAGCGTAGGCGTGCCCTCATGTCGTCGAGTTCAATGTGCCACTCGTGTTCTTGTCCTTCAGTCATTTGCTTTCTCCTTTTGTGTGCCCTGCATAACCGAGCAGGGCGAACGGCTGGCAGACATGATGTCTGCGAGTTCAGGTAATCTGGTTGAGTCGTTCTCTGGACTCTTTGTCCATGAGGGTGATAGGCGGGGCAAGTTCTTTCTCCCGTGTGTCCATGATCTGTGCGAACGCAGGGAGCCTGACCCTGTTGGTGTATGCCAAGGGCGTGTTGCCCACGAACCCCTGCCAACGGGACATCAAGTCCTCGAACACTTCATGCGGGATGTAGTCAACCCATCGGGCATAGGTCAGGGGCTTGCCGTGGTTGCGCTTGTGTTTGAAGTCAGCCCTCAAGGACAACAGATACGGCAGGTAGATGTCAAAGAACTCGTGGTCGTCTACCTCAGGCATGGTGCGTTTGACATGCTTGTGCTGTTGCCTGATGTGGATGACCTCGTCGCTCACCCCTTGCAGTAGCGGTTGCCATGCAACCTTGCGTGCGTCTTTCCACCTTGCCGCTGTTTGTTTCTGTGCTCGGGTCGACACGCGGCTTTTACGGCGAAGCAGTTCGAGGTCTGCCACTTCCTGATGTATCGCCCCGATTGCGCCCAAGTTCTTGACTGTGTTGTGTGCCATCTTTTGAAGCGCTTTCTTTTTGTGGGGCTTGCACCCGTAGCAGATGCGTGACACATACCAGACTGGCTTGTTGTTGGCGTAGCCTCTGGCGTGGGCTTGCATCGGGGACAGCGTGCGTTTGAATTCGGCATTTGGTTTGACCACGCCACAGCGTTTGCACATGGTCGCATCAACACCCTCGGCGGGACTCTCGATGAAATCTAGTTCTTCCATGGTTCACCTCGTTTGAAAAGTTGCGTATGAGATCGAGCCAGTGTAACAGGTGCTCCTGCCATACACAAACCCCGCCAAGCCGTTCCCCAGTTTTATCGCTGTATCCATGCGGGTTTCAAGGGTTGCCCACCAAAAAACCCATGAGTTTTCCAAAAGGAAAACGCTAAAGGAAAAACAGGAGAGTCTCCACTTACACCCACTTCCCCTTGAATATATATATCTAAAAAGGAAAAAGTATTTATATATATGTGGGTTTTTTGGAGAGCGCACCTTTGCGCCCCAGTATTCATGCGCCTTAGCGCTTGGCACCCCCAAAAGCGGGGTTTGTGTATGGTGTGCATGGTTTTTTTGGCAACAAGTTGTGGAGAACTCGCAGACATGGTGTCTGCGAGTCTCGTGGTGTCGGGCTATTTCAGCCGTGTGCAGGACTTGGAGAAGTGAGTCCACTCGTCTTGCGCCTCTGCCTTGCGGGTGTGTTCGAGCACCTTGCGCTTGTGCTCGTTGTCCTTGGCTCGTTGGGCGAACTCGTCACGCAGGGCGCGTAGTTGCTTGAGGTGGTGCTCTTTGATGCCGTTGTGCCCGAACAGGTCGGGTTGCTTGGGCGGGTTGGGTTTACGCTTGGGCATGATGTTCTCCTTATGCCAGTTTGAAAATGATCCAGACCTTGATTGCGGCGATGATGCCAACGACCAAGAACGCTATGGCTACTTCGTATCCATCCATGATTTACTCCTGTTTGACATGAAATGAAACAGCGCCCAACCATCGCTGGCAGGGCGCTTGGGAAAAACTCGCAGACAAGTTGTCTGCAAGTCACAGCGCAGATTTGAAACGGCGCTTCTCAGCACCAGTCAATTCGGCGTAGGCTTTGAGCAATCGCTTGACGGGATCGCTCTTGTTGCTCGAAGTAGGCTTGGCAGGCTTGGCTTCGATGTCGTTGAACATCTTGGCAAGGATGCGGTCAACCTGTCGTGCGTAGTTGCTACCACGCCCGAATGTCACGCCACGCTGTCCCTTGTATGTCTCTGCCTTGCGAACCTCTGCGATGTAGTAGGTCACGAATGGTCGTGCGTCTGCTCGTGTTGCGATGCCGTGTGCAAGCAGTTGCTCCAAGATAGTGGCAGACAATCCGTCTGCGAGTTTGATGCTTGGCTTCACAGCCTCGTAGGTTGCGGCATTGATGCCAAGGGTTGCCCGCAGTTGCGGAAGTGTGAGTCGTTTGCTCATGATTGAATCTCCAAAAGAAAAAGCCTCGCAAGCGGGCGAGGCAACCGAACGGCTCGTTCCCGAACCGATGAATCTATTGTAGCACAAACGGCGACCTAGGTTCTAGCGGCTTTCTCAAACCTGCTACCAAAGACCCCACTACACCCCCACCACCCTGTTTGGCTACGAGGCTGGCGTCGTGACGTCAACACTGTTTTGCACCCGCTCCCAGCATTTCTGTAATACTTAATACCACCCAAAAATTTTTCTAAAAAATTCCCAAGCACTTTTGTCAAACGTTTTACACAGCACAAATAAAAAAAACCCCGACATTTCTGCCGGGGGCTGAACAGGGGTCACATGAGTCCCTGAGGAGAAGCAAATGACAACTGCTTGCCGATTTGCAAAACCGAGTGTACACTTGCAACGCAAGAGCCACAACACCTGTGAAAAAACACAGGCGCAAATCATGTTGGAGCATTTGGTGCATTTTGAACCGGCCATCACCAACCGGGAAGGTTTTATGAAACTGGACGCCGCGTCCAGTGAGGAAGTGCTGTCGGCGCAAGTTGAGACGCAGGCTTGGCTAAAAGAACTTGGTGTGGAGACCGACGAGGAGTTGGCAACCAACAAGGAAAAGACAGCCGCACGCGAAGCGTTTGGCGCAATAGCAACAGTAGCCGACGATACGGACACCAAAGAAAAACTTGTTGCGCTCAAAACCCCTGCGGCAGTGCGCCACTTGGTCGGCATGCTTACCGCATATGACTGGGAATTTGTACAGCAGGCCAAGGAGATCAGGGGCTATACGGTCTCCCAACTGCTGGAAGAAACTAAGAGTCCCAACGCCAATATTCGTTTGAAAGCGTTGATTGCGCTTGGCAAGGTTACGGAGGTTGGTTTGTTTACGGAGAAGATTGAGGTTAAAAAGACCGATCTGACCGAAGAAGAAATTGACAAGAAACTCAAAGAAAAGTTGGCCAAGTTCATGGACATCGAGGACGCCGAGCCAATCGACATTGAAGTAAAAGAAGCCCCAGCCCCAGATGAACGCGCCCTTGACGCCTAAAGAAGCCGCCGCGCTTTTTCAAAATCTCTCCCGCATGACCGCTGAGGAGAAGTTGGAGGCGTTGGAGTTGCTCGACAAAGCGCAGGAACACAAGCGTCGCAATTTGGCCAAGACCGACATGATCGAGTTTGCCAAGGCGGTGTACCCCGGCTTCAAGGTGGGACCGCACCATAGGAAACTGGCCAAGATATTTGCAGATGTGATTGATGGGAAAAAGAAGCGCGTGATCATCAACATTGCGCCACGTATGGGTAAGTCGGAGTTCTCCTCCTACTTGTTCCCCGCTTTCTTTCTAGGTAATTTCCCTGAGAAGAAAATCATCATGGGCACCCACACCGCCGGGTTGTCCGAGGACTTTGGTAGGCGGGTACGTAACTTGATTGACTCCGATGACTACAGAGAACTCTTCACCCAAACCCTTATCGCAGACGACCAGAAAGCGGCTGGCAAATGGTCAACCAGTTCTGGTGGACAGTACTACGCCGCCGGTGTCGGCGGTGCTCTTGCTGGGCGCGGCGCTGACTTATTCGTTATTGATGACCCGCATTCGGAGCAAGATGTAAAGGCCAACAGCCGACTGGCGTTTGACACGGCGTGGTCGTGGTTCCAGACGGGTCCTTTACAGCGTCTGATGCCGGGGGGTGCGATCATTATCATCATGACCCGCTGGGGGAAACTAGACCTGACTGGGCGTTTACTTGATTACCAGACCAAGAACCCAGAGTCCGAGCCATGGGAGGTGGTGGAACTGCCAGCCATCCTGAACGAAGACACCGAGAACGAGAAGTCGCTCTGGCCCGAGCAGTGGCCGCTGGAGTCTTTGAAGCAGAAGAAAGCCGCCATGGACCCCCAGTACTGGAACGCCCAGTACATGCAGAACCCCGTGTCTAACAACGCCGCAATCGTCTCCAGAAACGCTTGGCGGATATGGCCCCTTGATGAGCCGCCGGGATGTGAGTACATCATCCAGTCTTGGGATACGGCGTTTGAGGCCAAAACCAGCGCCGACTATTCGGCCTGTACCACTTGGGGCGTGTTCTACAACGAGGAAGAGAACGACAAGGCGCAAGTGATCTTGCTCGATGCGTTCAAGGACAGGATGGCGTTTCCAGAACTAAAGGCTACAGCCTTGAAGCACTACAAGGAGTGGAACCCAGACGCGTTCATCGTGGAAAAGAAAGCCGCTGGGGCACCGCTGATCCAAGAGTTGCGCAACATGGGCATCCCTGTGCAGGAGACCAACCCTAGCCGTGGCAACGACAAAATAGTAAGATTGAACGCGGTGGCCGACCTTTTTGCCTCTGGCATGGTCTGGGCACCAGACACCCGCTGGGCGCGGGAGGTGATCGAGGAAGTGGCGTCTTTCCCCAACGGCGAGAACGATGACTTCGTAGATACGACATCTCAGGCACTCATGCGGTTCAGACAAGGTGGGTTCATCCGATTGGACTCAGACGAGAAGGATGAGCCAAGGTTCTTCAGACGCAGAACACATGCGTATTACTGAGAAAAGGACGCAGATGGACTACGAAACAATTTTGCAGGCAGTTGGTGAAGAACCTGAATACTTGTACAAAACGTCAAGAGGTTCTGCCTATGGGCACTATGAAGACAACTCAACAATTAGAAATCGTTCGGGCGAACAGCACAAAGATACGTCTGTTGGTTTGCAACCCCGATCCGGCAAAACAGTCTACATGAAACCTGAAGATATAAATCGCATGGCTGGCGTTTTTCAAAATTCAGAAATGGCCACACAGTTTATGCCTTCGTCCTATGACAAGGAGTCAAGGACGGGGAAGGCAACTCTTTCTTTGCTGGAAGACTATGGCCCAAAGAAAGCCGGGTCGGTTGTGCATGAGGCCTCTTTTACGACAGTTCCTCAAAAGGGCTTGGCCCCGGTAGAAATTAATAGAAGTTCAAGCCCTATTGGGGATTCTGGACGTGGAATACACTGGGGAACAACCATTACAGAAGTGGTACCACGCAGTGCATTTTCACCCAGAATGCCCGCTGGTACACCTGCGCAACTTCGGCAAGGGTCAGGTTCGCTTACCCACATGCTAAACCCCTTGAAAATGGCGGGCGGCGGTGCAGTCAAAATGCCCGGTTCGTACAGTCAAGGTTCTTGGAAACTTATTTAAGGACACACAATGGCCACGAACATCGACAAGGGACTCTACTCCGCCCCCATGGGGATTGAGGAAATGGCGCAGGACGAAGAACCCATCGAGATTGAGATTGTTGATCCGGAGCAAGTAAACATTCAGATGGACGGTTTATCGCTGTCCCTCATGCCCGGAGAAGATGAAGAGGGGTTTGATCGCAACTTGGCCGAGGACATGCCCGAGGGTGAGTTGACCATGCTGGCTGGAGACTTGGCCAGTGACATTGAGACAGACCTTGGCTCACGCAAAGAGTGGGAGAAGGCGTACGTGCAGGGCCTGAAACTACTTGGCTTGCAGTACGAGGAACGCACGGAGCCGTGGGATGGGGCGTGTGGCGTGTTCCACCCCATGATCACAGAGGCTGTGGTCAAGTTCCAGTCGGAGTCCATCACGGAGACTTTCCCAGCGCAAGGGCCTGTGAAGACAAAAATCTTGGGCAAACAAACGCCTGAGAAAGACGAAGCCGCCACTCGGGTTCAGGACGACATGAACTACGAGTTGACGGAGGTGATGAAAGAGTTCCGCCCCGAGCACGAGCGCATGCTCTGGAGCCTCCCCGCCACTGGGTCAGCGTTCAAAAAAGTCTACTTTGATCCGAGCATCGGTCGCCAAGTCAGTATGTTCATACCGGCAGAAGACATCATCCTGCCCTACGGTGCCACAGACCTTGACACTTGTTACCGCGTCACCCACGTCTTAAGAAAGACAAAATCAGAGATCATCAAGTTACAGCAGGCTGGGTTCTATCGGGACATTGAGTTGCCGGACCCCGACAGGTCGAAAACAGACATTCAGCAGGCCAAGGACAAGGAAACAGGCTTCAGCGCCAACGATGACGACCGCTATACGCTGTATGAAAGCCATGTTGACTTGGTCATCAAGAGCGACGAACATACTGAGACGGACGACGATGGTGAGCCACTGGGCATCACTTTGCCGTACGTGATGACGATACTGAAAGGGTCAAACGATGTCTTGTCCATTCGGCGGAATTGGAAGGAAGACGATACTCTCCACCTCAAACGACAGCACTTCGTCCACTACCAGTACATCCCCGGTTTCGGAGCCTACGGCTTCGGACTCTTCCACCTTATCGGTGGATACGCCAAATCGGCGACGAGCATTATGCGTCAACTGGTGGACGCAGGAACTCTATCTAACCTCCCCGGAGGACTTAAATCGCGTGGCCTTCGCATTAAAGGTGACGACACGCCCATTGCACCGGGAGAGTTCAGGGACGTAGACATCGGATCGGGCGCACTGCGCGACAACATCCTGCCCCTACCGTACAAAGAACCCAGCCAAGTTCTGGCTGGACTGATGAACCAGATTGTCGAGGAAGGCCGACGCTTTGCCGCTACGGCTGACTTGCAGGTCTCGGACATGTCTGCCCAAGCACCGGTGGGCACGACGCTCGCGCTCTTGGAGCGGCAGTTAAAGGTGATGACAGCGGTCTCCGCCCGTCTGCACTTCTCGTTCAAACAAGAACTCAAACTCTTGGCTGGCATCATCCGCGACTACACGGATGACGACTACGACTACGAGCCGATTGATGCGCCTCGCAAAGCCAAGAAGTCGGACTACAGCCACGTCGAGATCATCCCTGTGAGCGACCCCAACGCGGCCACCATGAGCCAGCGGGTCGTGCAGTACCAAGCCGTGATCCAGATGGCGCAGATGGCACCAGACATTTACGATATGCCCAAACTGCACAGAGGGATGTTGGAGGTGCTGGGCATCAAGAATGCCGCTGAGTTGGTGCCCCTGCCTGAAGACCAGAAACCCCGCGATCCGGTGTCGGAGAACTCGTGCATCATCAAGTGTGAGCCGGTCAAAGCGTTCTTCTACCAAGATCATCAGGCACACATTCAGGTTCACATGGCCGCTGTGCAGGACCCGTTAATACAGCAGATGGTTGGCCAGAACCCCAAAGCAGGGCAGATTCAAGCCGCCATGATGGCGCATATTGCCGAGCACACAGGATTCTTGTATCGCCAAAAGATCGAACAACAACTGGGCATGCCCTTGCCTCCGGAAGACGAGAAGTTGCCGCCGGAGATCGAGATTCAACTCTCCAGCATGATGGCGCAGGCCGCACAGCAAGTTCTCCAGCAAAGCCAAGCGCAAGCCGCGCAACAACAAGCCCAGCAACAGGCCCAAGACCCGGTGCTTCAAATGCAACAGCAAGACTTGCAGATCAAGGCACAGAAAGTCCAAGGCGATTTGCAGATCAAACAGCAAGAGTTGCAACTCAAAGCACAAGAGTTGGCGGCAAAGCAAGGCGGTGCAGATGTGCAAGCCGCCGCTATGAAAGCGCAACAAGAGGCGCAAGCAAACGCCATGCGTCAGCAACAAGAAATGCAATCAAATGCCGCGCGGCAACAGCAAGACCTACAAGCCAACGCTATGCGTCAGCAACAAGACTTGGTGGCAAGCCGGGCCAAACTGGCTATGTCTGCCCAAGAACACGCACAGAAAATGCGCCAGAAAGCCCAAGAACATGCCCAGAAAATGGCCATGCAACCGCCGAAAAAGGAGAAGCCTGCTAAATGATCCAAGAATTCGCACGCGTACTGCGCGACAAAATACGCACCGACATGAACAATTACGCCGATGATCTGGCGGGTGGCCAATGTCGCTCTTTTGACGAATACCAAAAACTCTGCGGGGTAATTCAGGGTCTTGCCCTCGCAGAGCGTCACCTCCTTGACCTTGCCGAGAAAGTAGAGAAATCAAATGAGTGAACTCATTCTGCCTCCGGGCGTAAGCCTGCCACCCACGATTCAACCCAAGGAAGCGCCCCCACAAGACGCCGACGATGACGAGAAGGCAACAAGTCTGCCTGATCCGACGGGTTGGAAATTGCTCTGTATCGTGCCCGATGTTTCTGAGAAACTTGACGGCACCGACTTGGACTTGGTTAAACCGACGTCCTTTATGAAACAGGAAGAACACGCGACCACCGTGCTGTTCGTACTGAAAGTTGGCCCCGATGCCTACAAGGATCAAGCAAAGTTTCCCAACGGCGCTTGGTGCAAGGAGGGCGACTTTGTCTTGGTTCGTACCTATTCTGGTACGCGATTCAAGATTTTTGGCAAGGAGTTCCGTTTGATCAATGACGATCAGGTGGATGCAGTCGTGCAAGACCCGCGTGGCATCACACGCGCATAAGGAGCAATCATGGCAACAGGTGAATTTAAGTTCCCCGATGAAATAGAGGGGCAGGATGAGCAACAGCAAGACATCGAGATCAGCGTCCAAGCAGACGATGATGTTGAGATTGCGATCGTCGACGACACACCAGAGCGCGACCGGGGCCGTAGGCCACTGGATCGTGAGGTGAGCGACCCAACCGACGAAGAACTGGATACATATACAGAGGGTGTCAAGAAACGCCTGAAAGAACTCACCCATGCTCGTCACGACGAGCGCCGTGCCAAGGAAGCCCTAGCCCGCGAAAAGCAGGAGTTGGAGCGTTTGGCCTTGGCTATGGTTGAGGAAAACAAACGGCTAAAGTTGTATGTAAACAACGGTAGCCAGCATTATGTCTCTTTGGCGCAACAGGCGGCAGAAGCCCGCTTGGAGAAGGCTCGTCAGAGCCTAAAAGCCGCACAGGAGGCGTTTGACACCGATGCCATCATTGCGGCGCAAGAGGAACTGGCAGATGCCAAATGGGCAACCCAGTCTGCAAAACAAATGCAACCAGCCTCTTTACAAGTCGAGACAGATGGGGTACAACATCAACAACCGCAACCCCAACAGGCGCGGCCGGACGAAAAAACACTGCGCTGGCAGGCAAAAAACCAGTGGTTCGGAGCGTCGGGGTTCGAGGAAATTACCAGTTTTGCACTAGGACTGCACCAAAAACTAGTTGCCAACGGGGTGGACCCCCGCTCTGATGATTATTTCGAGCAGATTGACGCTCGCGTGCAATCAAAGTTTCCCGAGGTTTTCGGGGGCGGCGATAGCAAGCCACGGTCTCAAGGGACTCCGGCTAGAAAACCAGCATCTGTAGTTGCTCCTGCTAGTCGATCGACTGGCAAGAAAAAGATTGAGTTCACTCCTTCTCAGGCGGCGCTTGTTAAGAAGTTCAACCTTGATCCGCAAGTCTATGCTCGTGAAATTTTGAAACTGGAGAACCAAAATGGTTGAAACCCAAGACCGTACCCCCCGTGATTTGAAGTCACGCGAAAAATCCGCTCGTGCAGTCTATGTGCCGCCGAGCAACCTGCCTGATCCGACACCTGAGCCGGGATGGGTCTACCACTGGGTAGCCACACACATTCTGGGACAGGCGACTCCGACCAACGTGTCTCAAAAGATGCGCGAAGGTTGGGTTCCGGTGAAAGCAGAAGACCATCCAGAACTGATGCTGATGGGGAACGAGAAAACTGGCAACGTGGAAATTGGCGGTCTCATGCTTTGCAAGATGCCCGTTGAAAAATTCCGTGCTCGTCAGGAGTACTTTAATAACCAAGCACAGGGACAGATGGACTCAGTGGACAACCACTTTTTGCGAAACAACGACCCGCGCATGCCGCTGTTTTCTGAGAAGAAATCGTCGACCACGCGTGGTGCCTTTGGTTCAGGTTCAAAGTAACAAGGAGTTTTGAAAATGGCATATCCAACCGTTTCCGCTCCCTACGGCTTTCAGCCGATCAACCGTGTAGATGGCATGCCCTATGCCGGTGCTACTCGTCAATACCAAATTGACGACGGCGCTAACATCTTCCACGGTGATTTGGTGACACTGTCGCAGGGTAAATTGTTCCCCTTCACCGGCACCGATGCCGGATACCCTCTGGGTGTCTTTATGGGCGCTCAGTACACCAACTCGATGGGTCAAACCATTCAGGGTCAATACTACCCCGCTGGTGCCGCTAACGGCATCGGTTACGTGGTTGTGGACGACCAAGCCGCTTACAAAGTGGCTGTGCTGAACGGGTCTGATGTTGTTACTGACGTAACAACCATTGCCTCGATTGGTGCCAACATCGAAGTGTCTCAAGGCGCTGGCGGCAACACCACTACTGGTGACTCAAGCCAAGGCGTTTTGGCAGGTTCTGAAGTTGATACCTCCATCCTTCCGATCCGTGTTGTTGACGTGGTTCCTGCCACAAAGACCGCTACGGGCTATCCAGAGTTGATCGTCAAGATCAACGTCACCCAGTTCCAGAACGCTACTGGCGTGGTCTGATAAGGAGTAAACCATGGCAATTTCACGCGCACAACTGCTCAAGGAACTGCTCCCCGGCCTGAACGCCTTGTTCGGTATGGAGTACGCCCGCTACGGCGAAGAGCACAAGGAAATCTACGAAACCGAGAAATCGGAGCGTAGTTTCGAAGAAGAAACCAAACTGGCTGGCTTCAGCGCCGCGCCTGTCAAGAACGAAGGCTCTGCCATCGCTTACGACAACGCGCAAGAAGCGTTCACCGCCCGTTACACCCACGAAACCATCGCCTTGGGTTTCTCGATCACTGAAGAAGCGATCGAAGATAACCTGTACGACAGCCTGTCTGCTCGTTACACCAAGGCTCTGGCCCGTGCCATGTCATACACCAAGCAAGTTAAAGCCGCCGCTGTTCTGAACAACGGTTTCAACGGCAACTACGCTGGTGGTGATGGTGTGTCGCTGTTTGGTAACAACTCTGGTGGTAGCCGTGTTGGACACCCGCTGGTCTCTGGCGGTGTGAACTACAACAGCCCCACTACTGGTGTTGACCTCAACGAAACCGCTTTGGAAAACGCTGTGATTCAGATCGCCGCGTGGACCGATGAACGTGGTTTGTTGATCGCCGCCAAGCCTCGTAAACTGGTCATTCCGCCCAGCCTGATGTTCGTCGCCAAGCGTCTGCTCGACACCGAACTGCGTGTCGCTACCGCTGACAACGACATCAACGCCCTGAAGCAAATGGGTGCCATTCCCGAAGGCTTCACCGTCAACCACTTCTTGACCGACAACAACGCTTGGTTCCTAACAACCGACGTTCCCAACGGTCTGAAACACTTCGAGCGTATGCCTCTGGCTAACTCGATGGACGGCGATTTCGACACTGGAAACGTCCGTTACAAGGCCCGCGAGCGTTATTCGTTCGGCTGGTCTGATCCGCTGGGCATCTGGGGTTCCTCCGGTTCGTCCTGATAAGACTGGGGGGCTTGTGCCCCCCTTTCTTTTGGGGTAAAGTACCCTTAAATTCCGGGGTTCCCGGTGTTCTGACAGTCCCGGCTGACGACATGCAGACAGAACACCTTCACTCGCATGTGAGGCTCAAAAATGGCACGCACTACATTCAACGGCCCTGTCGCATCTGACAACGGCTTCATTTTCCCGACCGCAACCGCCGCCAACCTTGGCAGTGCAACCAACGCGATCAACACCGTAAACAAAACCACTGGTAAGTCTGTTGTGGACATTGCCACCGGCGTTATCTACACCGCCACGGGTTCTAACGCGACCAGTGCTTGGAAAGGTTCCAACGCCACCACTGTTACGCCTACCTGATAGGAGCATCGCACCATGATGCAAACAGACATCCTCGTTGCGAACGTGACGGTGACGGGCAATGCGTCCGATAGCCGTACGCGTGTTCGCGGTCTGCTTATTAGTCCGGGCGGATCGGCAGGTTCTGTGACGCTCAAAGACGGTGGTTCTGGCGGCACAACCAAGATGACTATTCCCACTGTGGCAAACGGCGAGCCGTTTAGCGTGGTCATTCCTGCGGATGGCGTTTTGTTCCAAACCAACGTTTACGTTGCTTTGTCAAACTCAACTGCGCTGGTGTTCTATGGCTAAGTCGCCCGCATGGCAACGCAAGGAAGGCAAGAACCCCAAAGGCGGTTTGAACGCCAAGGGGCGAGCCTCCTACAACAAGGCGAATCCGGGAAAACCCGGCCTCAAAGCCCCGCAACCAGAGGGCGGCAAACGCCGCGACTCTTTCTGTGCTCGCATGGAGGGCATGAAAAAGAAGTTGACTGGGGAAAAGGCCAAGAAAGACCCAAACTCGCGTATCAATAAATCTTTGAGAGCGTGGAATTGTTGAAATGGAACAGCATCAAGACACCGTCAAACATGTGCTGGACCTTGTCGCAGTCTTTGCCACGTTCATGTCTTTCTTGCAATTATTGACCCCTATTTTTGGTCTAATTGGTGCAATTTGGACTCTCATGCGTATTGCTGAAATGTTTACGGGCAAGCCGTTTGCTGAGTTGATTGGGCGAAAGAAAGACGATGCCAAGTAAAAACAAGGCACAACACAACTTCATGGCGGCGGTGGCCAACAACCCGTCGTTTGCCAAGAAAGCGGGCGTCCCACAAAGCGTGGGACAGGAGTTTATGACTGCGGACAAAGGCCGCAAATTTTCAAAAGGAGGCCAGACCATGGCTACGAAATCTTCAGGAAATGGCATCACCAAAGCCAAAATGGGTTCTGTTCGCACTGCGGCTCCCAGCCGTGACGGCATTGTGTCCAAGGGTAAGACCAAAGGCAAGCAGATCAAAATGGGCGCGGCCAAGCCTCTGGGCATGAAAAAAGGCGGCAAGTGCTAATTTAAGGAGCATGCCATGATGGACGATCTGGAAGCAAAAAAGAAACCTCGCGGTATCAAAGACGGCATTTGGACAGAGGACTCTGGTCTTCCTGCCCCCCAAGAGCCTGATGGTGGCATTCTTAAGCCTAAGAAAAAAGCCAGTGGTGGTTCTATTAGTTCCGCTTCCAAGCGTGCTGATGGTATTGCCCAGCGTGGCAAGACTCGTGGAACCATCGTCATGTGCGGTGGTGGCTACATGAAGGGTAAAAAATGAAATCCCAAAAACCGGCGCAAGCAAACTCCAAACTTAAACATTATTCCAGTGCCGCCGCCGCTGTAAAAGCCGCGCAAAAACGTGGAGATAAAGCCATCACGGTTAAGTTTGCCAAACCGAAAAAGGGTAAAAAATGAGACCGTCTCGTGGCATGGGCGCCATTCTTCCCAGCAAAATGCCCGGAAAAAAAGTTATACATCGCAAGGACAACCCCAACGATGTTGACTTGTACGCCGAGGGTGGGAAAGTTTGGGACAAGGCTAGACCAAAGGGTCTGGGCAAACCCAAAGCCATGAGTCCTGCCAAGAAGGCAAAAGCCAAGGCCATGGCCAAGGCTGGGGGCAGACCGTACCCCAATTTGGTCGACAACCTTCGCGCCGCAAAAGGTTAAGCGTGAACATGCCCAGCAAGAATAAATTTGGCAAGTTTTGGGTGTTTGGATGCGTGGCAAACCGCGCACAACACTTGGATGTTTGCCGGATCGGCTCTAAGGCTGGGGGCCGCGCTGTGCGTTTTAATGTGATGGCCTTGCAGATTTTCTTGGCTTCCGCATTCTTCGCACTTGCCACGTTCATGAACAATTTGGCGGATGACTTTGCGGCTGTCGCTTTTTCTCTCGCTTGTGCCGCCTTTCCAATTTGGGTGGTTTGGGCCTTTTGGCATGGCCGTTTTTGCTCTGCATTCGTTGGAACAATACTCGCCTGTGCCGCCGTAGCCTTTTCTAATTTGAAACTGCTTGCCGCACGTTTTGCATGTGCAATCAATCAAGGTCTTTGCTTTTTTTGGGTGCAGTTTGTGCGAGCAAGAACGGGAGCACGCGTTTGTTTCGCCCCGAATGTGCGCATTTGGGCGGCTGAACTCGACACCGCAGGCGGCACATGTCAAAATGGTGCGACCGCGACCTTCAATTTTCCTTTGGAGTTTCGTCATGGCTGAAAAGAAAAAGTGGATTCAAGAAGCGATTACACCACAAAACCGGGGAAAGTTAAGGTCCGCACTTGG